CGATCCAGTCCAGCAGTCGAGTTCTCGACGCTGGCGGTAATGCGTCGTATACGTGGGCGACTGATGCTAACCGATGGGCGATGCTTGAGGATCAGTCGGGCCGGGAGTTGTACCGGTCGCAGCAGGTTGACCCGACCATCTCGGCGGTGGTGACGCTGCGGGAGAAGTACGACGGGCTATCGCCTGCCGACAGGCTCGTGATCGACAGCCGCACATTCAACATCAAGGCTGTTCTGAATAAGTCCGACCGCGACACGCGCAAGGGCCAGATCATCCATTGCATGGAGGAAGTGTGATGGGATTCCGCAAGACTGAAATGGTGACGGGGCTTGCCGACCTAGAGGCTCGACTTGAACGGCTAGGCAAGCAAAGCACCCGCAATAAGATGATCCGCCCGGCTGTTCGGGCGGCGATGAGCGAAGTGCGCAAGGTGGCGAAGGCTAATGTAGTGCAAGAGACGGGGCTGCTTCGGCAGTCTATCGGCGTAAAGATCAAGACGTACAAGAGCGTCGTATTTGGCGTGGTTGGTCCGCAGACGGGCTTTACCCAAACCGTGGACCGCACAGCACCATCCGGCTGGCGTGGCCCCGTCAAGAGTAACCCCACGAACTACGCCCACCTCGTCGAGTTCGGCACAGCCCACAGCCCCGCCCACCCGTTCATGCGACCAGCATTTGACAACATTGACCTGGTTGCAGTGGCCGCACGAAAGTTGACGGCGGTGTTAGATAAGGAGGCCATGAAGAAATGAGCGTCCTTACCGACATCCAATCCAGACTTGTGGCCGACGCGGGCGTATCCGCGATCACAACGAACATATCGCTGTCGGTAAGCAATGAAGGCGACACGCTGCCCCGCGTCACTATCCACACCGTGTCGGCGGCTCACAAGCACCACACGACCGCCGCGACTGGCAAGGTGGTGGGGCGAGTCCAGATTGATTGCCACGCTGGATCGCCTGTCGGGTCAGAGGCTCTGGCCGAGGCTGTGCGTCAGTCGCTCGACGGATACAGGGGTACGGTTGGCGCGACGTTTGTTTCGATGTGCCACCTTGACGACGAAAGATCACAAGTGACTGCCCCAACGGAGGGGCGGAACGAATCAGGCGGTATCTTCACCGTGCAACAGGATTACTCAGTGGGCTGGTCCGTGACCGTGCCGACGTTTTAACTAGGAGCATATTATGCCAGTAGATTTAGGTACAGGAACAACCATCACCTTCGGAACTTCGGGATTCACCGCCAATGTGGTTAGCGTCGACTGGGACGGCATCGAGCGTGCCAGCGTCCAGACCACCCACTTGGGGACGACCACGGCCCACACGTTCATCCCCGGCGACCTGTACAACCCCGGCGAAATCTCGCTGGAGATTCAGTTCGACCCCGATGACTTCCCCCCGATTGACCAGGCGGCTGAGACTATCACCGTCACTTTCCCACTATCCAGCGGCGGCTCGACCGCAGCAAACTGGGCAGGCACCGGGTTCGCCACCGGCTTCACCGCAGGCGTGCCGCTTGAGGAACTGATGACCGGGACACTCACCGTCAAGATGAGCGGTGCTATCACGCCTACCGATGAGGTGTAAGCATGATCGTGGAAGTCTTGCAAAACGATAAGCGGGTCGATGGCTCTGTGGGTGACCATGTAGCCATCGACCCGGCGATGGGTTCGACCCTCGCATGTTTCGGTGTCGTCCGTGTTGTGTCTCATGGTGAGACGCAGGCTGCGCCGTGTACTGTTGAAAGAATTGAGGACAGCGATGAACAAGAGCGACTTACTGAGCGGGGCCGGGAATATCTCGAAGGTGGAGACGAAGAGGCTGGGTGACCTGTGGGTGAAAGAACTCAGCGGGTCTGACGTGGATTATATCTACAGCGGCGACCGCAGCGAGTTTGAGTCTATGGCCCGCCTAGTTATTGCCGGTCTTGTCACCGAGGATGGCATTCTAGTGTTTAGCCCCTCTGACTTGTCCGAAGTGATGGCCGCACCCGCATGGAAGCTGCGAGACCTTTCCGACGCGGTGGCGGCTAACAGCGGTTTCCTTTCAGACCTTGACGATGAGACCGTTGAGGGAAACTGAGGGGGGACCACGTTGAGCGGATGTGGCACCGCTTGGCCTTGGCGTGGTCTTGTCCGGTATCTGAGGCAAAGTCTAGGTGCACTTGGGGCGAGTTTAGGAGATGGATGGCCTACTCCAAGATAGAACCATTTGGCGAAGACCGCGACGACATACGATCAGCCATCGTTGCCTACACAGTGGCGACTGCGGCGGGCGCGAAGCGGGTTAATTTTGAGAAGCTGTTAGCGGGTCACGCGATGACACAAGGCCAACCGATGCAATCAGGTGAAATCAAAGACAAGCTGTTCGCCTTCGCCCATCGTCACAATGCGGGGGTAGCCCGTGGCTAAACGAACAGTTGGCAAGCTCAACGTCCAGATGACCGCCGACAGCGCACGCCTCAAGCGTGGACTGCAAGCGGCCCGTGGCGACGTGCGTAAGTTCTCCGGAGATGCTACTTCAACCGTAAAGCGGATGGGGCAGGGTATCGCTGTGGGTGTGGGTGCTGCGGTGGGCCTCGCTGCGGTCAATGCGTTTAAGCGCTCCATCGCTGCTGTCAAGCGAGTCCTATCATCTGAACTTGCCAACCTGGACGAGATTGGCAAGTTCAGCGACAGGCTGGGAATCACCACCGAGAATCTGGCGGCGTTGCAGTTGCAGGCGGGTCTGGCTGGCGTTTCAACGCGCGAGCTGAACGTATCGATGCGTACCATGCTGCGCAACATCGGCGACGCTTCGCAGGGCATTGGGGAAGCCGCTACCACCCTGCGAGACCTTGGGCTGAACGCGGAGGGTCTTTCACGCCTTGAGACAGGCGACCAGTTCCGTGTTATCGCAGGACAGATCGCTAAACTGCCAACCGCAGCGGCTCGCGCAGCAGCAGCTTATCGCATCTTCGGCAGGTCGGGCGTCCAACTCATCAGCACGTTAAAGGATGGCGTGAAGGGCGTAGACGCTGCGAGGGCGAGGTCATTGCAGTTAGGTGCGGCTGTGTCGCGTGAGCAGGCTTCGCGGGTTGAACTGCTAAACGACTCCGTTCTGGAATTGAAAACGGCATGGGTTGGCATGGCCCGGCAGTTAATCTCAAACACCGCCCCAGCATTCACAGCGATCGTCCGTGCTATGACCGACGCATCCACCACGTCGTCGGGGCTGGGCAGGGCTGTCTCGTCGATGGGCGAGACGTTCGTTAAGACGGTCAGGACGATGCTGAACGGGGCCAGCCTGCTTAGGAAGTCGCTGGGCGGATTGCAGCAGTTCACCACTAAGGCACTGCAAAAGATGGCCGAGGGGCTATCGAAGATAAACCCGTCCTCCGAAGAGTCTAAGATGTGGCGCATCTTCGGAGAGGAACTATCGAATACCGCCAACGAATTGGAGCGTGCCAACCGCAATCAACTGCTAGGCGACCGCCTCGCCAGCGAGATGGCGATTATCGCAGAAGAATCCCGCAAGATTGCCAGCGAGTGGGGCATTACGAATCGGAACGCGACAATGGCAGCCGAGTCGATGGGGGATGCTTCTGACGCCATCGAGAAGATTGCCGCAACGCGCGCCGCCGACAAAGTGGCAGCAATGCGATCAGCGGCAGATGGCCTATTCAATGCAACCCGAACGCCCGCCGAAGCGTTCATCCAGCGGCTCAAGACGATTCGAGACCTTGCCCGTGAAGGTGCATTGGGTATCCAGTTGCAACACAGGGCCACCGCTCAACTCGCCAAAGAGATCGCGGGCAGCGACTCGGCCAAGGACATCATCGCCCTGCTCAAGTCCCGCAAGGACATATTCGCGTTCGATATTGAGAAGGCCATGAAGCAGTCGGCCATCACCGACAAGATGGGCAAACTCAAGGACTCCGCCGCCGCCATCCTTGAAAAGATCAAGACGCCAATGGAGCGGCTTCGCGAGGAATACAACAAGCTACGTGAACTGTTTAAGGCTGGCCTGATTAGCCGCGATCAGGCACGCCGGGCCTTCGAGATGTTCCGTGAAGAGCTGATGCCCAAGGCAGAAGCGGTCACGGCGGCTGCGGGCGTTGCGGCCAGCCGTGTCGAGATGGGGGCGCTGGGCGTCGGTGGTGCGGCAGGCCGAAGCCAGGACAAGGTCGAGCGCAACACTGCGGACGAAGTCAAGGAAAGCAAGAAGCAGACGAGACTGCAAGAGGAAGCTAACGCGATGGCCCGTGCAGCGGCGGGCGGAAATGTAGTGGTGCAATTCTAATGACAGCAACAGCAAGCGAAATCAGAGGAACGGCGAACCGTGGCATCGGCGAACGCAACTATACCCGCGTGTGGCGTGTGGTCAGCGATGCCGTATACCAGCACCCCGCGCAGGCGATCAGCACTGCCCCGGTCATTGAAGGGGACATATTCCCGTATGACGCTGCGGCGAAGTGCAAGACGATCTCTGCTGACTTTGAGACGGTCGAGGACTCGCGCAAGGTCGTGCTGGTCACCGCGAACTATAGTTCTGGTTCTGGCGGGTCTGAGGATGTGGAGGACGAGAACCCGCTCAACGACCACCCCGACATCCGCTGGGGGTCTAAGACAATCAGACTGCCTGTTGATAGCACCGACGAGGATAAGGCTATCCAGAACAGTGCGGGCCAAAAGTTCGACCCACCCGCCGATGAGGACTTCCACATCCTTGTCTATCAGTATTCCGCGAACGCTTCGACATTTAACGAGAACAAGGCATCTGAGTATCGGGGAGCCATCAACTCCGACAACTTCACGCTGGCTGGCCTTCCCTTGGCCCCCTATGAGGCTCGTATTGCTTCGATTGAGGCCACGAACCAAGAGCGCAACGGGGTGCGGTACTGGCGTGAAACAACCACCGTCGAGATCGGCACGGACTGGCGGCTGACTCTTGTGGATGAGGGGACGATGAAGAAGAAGGCTGGGGACGCTGCGGGTGACGTTCTACTGACGCCAATCCTTGACGACCACGGCGTCCCGATTCAAGAGCCTGTACTGCTAGATGGCGCGGGCCAGCCTATCGAGAACCCCGACAATGCCAACCCCGTCTTGTTGAAGTTCAACACGAAGGCCAAGCCACTGAAGACCTTCGGCACCCTTGGCCTACCCACTACAAACACCCCATGAGGTAACTGATGCCTGAGAAATATACACTAACAACGCTGGCAGATGGCGTCTACACGAACACGGCCAACTGGGTCGGCGGCGTTGCCCCGGTCGCTAATGATGATGTCCTTTTCCAGTTTGGCTCGGCTCAATCGTTGACCGGCTCTGACCAGTCCGGCACCGAGCTTGACGACATCACCATCCTGCCGACTTGCTCCGGCGACGCTGGCAGTGCCGACACCTACCTGCAACTCGACCAGGGTGCGGCCAATAGCGTCGTGTACGCCGGCGGCGGGACGTGGTATCTCGATATGGGTACGGCGGGCAGCACTGAGGTTCGCGTGGACCGCACCCGCACTGCATCGCAGGGCAACGCCGGGCTGTACTTCAAGAACGACACGAACCCCATCACGACGTTTGATGTGGTGAGCGGCGTCGTCCGGCTGGTGAACGCCAACATCACGACGCTGGTCGTGCGGGCCGACGCCACGGTTATCATCGACGCGGCCTGTACGGTAGGCACCATCCAGATCGAGGGCGGCACGCTGGAGGACTTGGGTGCTGCGGTGACCACGATCAACCAGAGCGGCGGCGTGGTTACCCAAAAGGGAGCAGACGCCTACACGCTGAACCAGTACGGCGGCACGTTCTACAACGACGGCACCGGCACAGCTACGGTCAACCTTTACGGCGGCATCTTCGACAGTGAACGCGACGGGCGGGCTAAGTCCGTTACCCTCACGCAGACGGGCGGCACTGCGAAGCTGTCTGCCAACGTCACCCTGACCGATACGTTTAACACCGCAGTCACGATCACCGCATGACAACACACGGATTCACAAAGCAAGGGGCGAAGCGTATCGTTGACGCCGTGCGGACGGTAGAGGCCAACGACCCGCTGTACGCTGGCCCGAAGGCCCGCAGGCGTAGGCCGGGCGTAGGGCCAGAGGCTTTTATCATTGGCCGGGTCACGGCGGTAGACGCAACGGACCCGCTACTTCTTTCGGTGCAAGAGCAGTATTGGGATGAGGCCGAGTCCGACATGGTGGACTTGCCGAGCGGCAGGCTATGGGATGGCGAAACGGGCAACCCGGACAAGGTGCGGGCTATTGATGGGCAGGCACGCGGCGTTGATGACCTGGTGACGCTAGGGTTTAGGCATGGCGCGGACGGCACGGGCGTCTGGTATGTTGTGCCTGACAACAAGGGGATATTCCACGCCAAGGTCACCGCGTCCAGCAGCGGCAGCGCCGATCACACCATCGCCGAGCTTGACGCAAATGGTGATGTCTTGTCGGGCGGGCGGACGCCTACAGACGCCCAAGCACTGAACGAGCGCAAGGGCGTGCCAGTGGACACCAAGCTGATCGTGTTCGACCTCGGCCCCACAGCTGCTGACGGCGATCATGTATACAAGTTCATCATCCCTGACGGCTACAGCGGCACGGCCAAGGAACTGCTCGACGTTCTGCATGACGCCGACACGGACGACTGGGACGTTGAGAACCAAGGCGGCACGCTTGGCGTTGAGTACGACGTGGCCCGCGTCAAGATGTCCGACAGCCGGGTGACGATTGCCAACCGAGAGATGGAGACTGATGCGTCGGGCTTCCTCAAGACGATTAGTGCGGAGACGGTCAAGGACATCCGGGCCGATCCAGTTGATAACGTCAAAGACTTGCACATCTCGATGGTGCTGACGGCGGAGGCGGCTCCCGACCCTGAGTTTGTGACTATCAAGCTGAACCAGCCGCAGGCCCAAGACAGTACGGTGACGTTTTCGCCGGGCGACGGCATCCTAATCAACAATGGCACGGCTGATGTCGTCCTGTCCTTTGACGACTCCGGGCGGCGATGTGACGCGGCGGGCGGTGCGGTTGCCGCTGGCGAC